CTGGTGGTACCAGGCTGTTGGGCTTTCGCCTTATCCCGAAAGGGCCCCCGGTAGTTTAACCTCTACCTAGGTCGTTCCAAACCTACCACAAAATGGAGAGGTCTTCCATGAATGTCTCACTTAACACTTAGTAGTTACCCTCCTCTGGAGGATATCAAAAGTTAAAAAGGGAGGCAGGATTGCGAGTGCCGTCTAGCTCTATCAAAATTTCTTTGACAGGCGGATGGTAGGAGCACTTGTGCTCACCACCGATCTGCTCAGCTAGTCCCTTAAGCAAGGCTAGTATAGAGGGGGTTTCTCTTCCGGTATCCTTAGCGTCAGCTTTGTTTGAGTCAGGTACTTATATAATTATATTTATTAATGATGGCATATTTTGCAAACGTAGGCATCCACGTACGGTGCGTTCATTTCTTACTTGCACGTAGCTTTAGCACCAGTTTACAGGTCTTCCAACCTCTTCTTGACCATCCATTAATTTGGAATGTAGATTGGTTCAAAGTAAAAGCCGGTTTCTTTGCTATTGTCGATCCAACCAGCCCAAGAGATATCCTCTACCTCTCGGGGCGTGATTATCAAGACATGATCAAAGTCTCCATCTCTAACCGAGAACCACTAGTGGTCCTGGCGCGAGCCGGCGATGATCAACCATCGGCTAAAGACATTACTGCCTCTAAACCAAATCTCCCCCACTCCCCCGTCTTCTTTCGAAGTTTCAGGGTTTATTCTCGTTTCTTGCGAAACGTGTGGGATACGCTTTGGAAAGGGAAACTGATCGTACCAACTAAAGGAAACTTTAGTGCCATCTTTTGTAGTTGGAGTAAAATCCTCCTACTGTGGCTAGGTACTAGTGGTTCCCGCCGAGGCCAGTCAGACGGAATGAGAAGAGTTAGCGAGCATTTGTTATCTGTCATGCAGAACCATGGGGTGTTGGGCTTGGCCCTCTACCTTAAGGTTTCTCTTATAATTTTAAACCGATACTTGTCCGGTGACCCTTTAGTCTCTTCTTGGGACTTAAAGTTTGCCGTTCGTATATCGAATGGGTTACCAAAATGGTTCCCTGTTCCAGTCCGGATGGCGATTCGGTCCCGGTCATTGAAAACAATACGATTAATGTCTTCTCTCCTTTATATGTACAAAGGAATCTATGCGGAGGTTTCCCCTCTTTATAGATTTGATGCTGTTGCATCTGTGAGAAGAGTTGGTCTTCCAATTGATCAAAAGGTCGATATAGCTCTTTCTGAGCTATCTCTCTTCCTTAAACATCATTGGTTACCTCATTATGGTCTTTCAAACGTTCCAATACCTGTAGCGGATCCTTCTCCTCCTCTGCTCACAAGCGGAGGCCCTTCGGGACTTACCGGCATAGCCGGGGTCCTTCGGGATCTCTATGCTTGGTCTTTGGAAGAGAATTCCAATCTACGGTATTCCTTACAAATAGTTTATGGGCTGACTGGTAATCAGACAGCTCTTAAAATGTTTAATTTTACTGATCTAGCATCCTATCGTCCTAGACAATACCTTCCTATTACAGGTAAAAACTCTCCGACTAGGGGAGTTCCCTGCTTGGGTCGCATCGGGTTAATCCCCGAGGCGGCGGGTAAAGTTAGGGCGATAGCAATGTTCGATTATTTTTCTCAATGGGCCTTTCAACCTATCCATGACTTCTTACTCCATATCTTGTCCGGAATCGAACAAGATGGAACTTCAAGCCAGGATGAGGCTTTACGCCGATTCCGGGACTGGATCTCCACTCTTGGGAGACCCGGGAAATTCATATCTATTGATATTAGCGCCGCCACGGATACTATTCCTTGGCAGCTTTACGCTATTTTCTTGGAATCTATTTTTAACGGTTTCTTCGCTAAACACTACATGTCCGTCCTTCGTGATCGTCAGTTCCTTATTCCTAAGGATCTGTGGCCGAATTTCGGATTTAAATTTACCGATTATTGGAGGGGTCAACCGATGGGAGCATGGTCATCATTCCCTTTATTGGGGGTGATACACCACATTCTATTAGGATGGTCCGCATTCAAGGTAGGGTTATTCCCTTTCCGAGAATACTCCATAGTTGGTGATGATTTAGTTATCTTTGACTACTGTGACGAAAGGATTTCATCCGAGTACTTAAATACGTGTCGATTCTTTGGGATCCCCATCTCAAAGACCAAAACATATCGTTCTGATGTGTTCTTCAATTTCATTTCTCGCTCATTTTTGGGCGAGGATGAGATAACACCAGTGTCGTTAAGACATGAGCTTTCCATACATAGTATGGCAGCTCGGGTGGAAGGAGCTCTCCGAAATTATATTCGGTGGGATCTTGGAACTAGAACCAGTCCTCCTAAGGACTTGGTCCCTAGATTGGCACGTTATTTATCAGATCCATGGTCATGGAAGCGAGATATCGTTTCCATACATGGTGGGTATCTGACACCGTACTTATCTTTGCTACTCTCCGCCATATTTGCACCTTTTGGGAAATCTATTACATCCCTAGGGGTTGCAGATACTGGTTGGTTGTACTGGTTGGCCTCTACCCGAGGTTCAACTTTTGTATTATCCAAGGAGATTAGTTCAATTGCTCATAGATACTTAGGTGAGTTCCCCGATGTTACTCGTACTCTTGTTCGTACGGCAGTTCTTGCCCTACGGTCGGAGTTAGAGTCATCGATGGAATCTCATTCGAAGACATTTGATAGATACATCGAATGGCTTAAGGCGCAAAGCGCAGCAATTCGTCTCGTGTATCCTCTCATCCGTGCGGATCGAGAAGACTATGCTTGCTGGAATTTATCAAGGAGGGAAGTCCTTCCTCTTCTTGGCTATCCGCCAGAAGATTCGGAATCTCTTCTTGATCAGGATCTGAATTATGAGGAACTGGGTATTTCACATGAAGATTTAATGGAGAGCTATATTATGGAACTTTTAATACATAATTGGGGGTTTTATGTCCCAAGAGTATTTTTACCTCATCTGAGAGTTTTTCACTCGGCCTGGAAGCATATCCAATCGGATACCACTCCAGTCGAGGATTTGGGGATATATTTGAGAGCCGCATGGGATGCGGTGGCAGCGTTCAAACCTCTCATGGATTACTCTAATGTAGGAATCCTACAAAAGGTGTCCAGAGATGATTTTGGATCTGCTACTAAATCTTCTATTGAGGCAAGGTTCCAGTACGCCCGTCCGGGCGTCACTGATCGCCTTGTCTCTTTAGTTTCTCTTGCATGGAAGTTAACCCTCGCTAACCTATCATCTCCGTCCAGCGAACCTCGTCCACTCTTACCTTTACCCAAGGGATAAAGGGGTTGTGGCTCTGGTCGTAGCACAACTTTAAAAATAAAGTACACGACTGGGAGTTGGTGCTTTCCACCATTGCTTTCGCAGCTTTGGT